ATTAACTACTGCCTGATTGACAACATAATAAGTGCCAGGGTTGGTGAACAACTCCATATAACCAACAGTGTTACTTGCACTTGTATCAGTAAAAAGCAACTGCGTTGGGCGTGAGAACTTATTGCTAAGAGGAACAAGGGTTGCAACATTGTCGCGTGAAATGTAGAAACGCCCCGCGATACTATCAACTGCCTGGTAAATCATTGCCATACAAGATTGGTTCTGCACCGTGGCAAGCATCCCCACTGAACCTGTCAGTGAGCGTGATGCGCCACTTGGCCAACCCACAATGTCTAACATACGGCCAACGCGTGTGGCTGCGGTTTCAGCGTTTGCGGCAGCAGCAAGTGCTGGTGCCTGGGCATCGGCGATGTAGGCAATGCCATCAACAAATGTCATTGTTACCGATGGTGCCTCACCCTGATCAACGCGAGTTGTTTCCAAGAAGCCGTAGTAAAGATTGTATGCAGTACCGCCGATAGTAGCCACAATGCGCATCTGCAAGCCATCACGCAGGATACTTACACCGCCGACTACATAAGTGCCGCTGGTGGCATCAGGATTGTAGATACCGCTAAAGTTATTGAGAACGATGACAGATGTGCCACTTTGGTCGCGCTCACTTTGTCGAGTGCGACCACGGCGAATGTTTATGCTAATTACATCGGTGGTTGCAACTGTGACAAATGAGCCACTCATTAAAAATTGAACTGTGACTGCAGGCGAGGTTGTACCGTCAAAGGCTGGCATTATCTATCAAACGCTCCAGTAGTTCCAAAGCTACGGCGAGTTGTTCGTTCAATGCCGTTGACAATGCTAGTCACTAAATCTTCTTGCGTTGAAACAGAGCCTGCAACATTGACAATGACATTTCTTCCACTATTTGCGGCATACAACTTGCCACCTTGTCCAATTGCAAGTGATGTTGAACCTGAAAGCATCTTTTGGCGCTCTAAGTTTTTCTTTGCTGCTGCTGCGTTGATTTCATCATTCATTGATTTCTTTGTTGCTGCAGTTGCTTTGTTAAGGCCAGTTGTAAAATTATCAAGGGCGCTAGTAACAGGTGAGTAAGGTGTAACACTAAAATCACGGTTCTTTGCATTTCCACGCGGGCTAACTCCCTTGCCACCAGTAGTAGTAGCGGCTTCAGGATTCATCATTTTGCTTACTGTATAAGCGCCAAGCCCAACTGTTGCAAGTGCAGCGGCTCCTAAAGCAATGCTGACACCTGATGTTGCAAAAGCGTTTGCAATTGCGGCTCCAATTGCGGTTGTTCGTAAAAGTTTCATTACGGCGATTATTCCTTGAATTGCAATAATAAAGGCGGCAATACGACCTACTGCAAACATTCCAGCAATCAAAACTGCCATACCTTTTATAATGCCCATATTGTTTGCACACCAGTCAGAAAATGCAATTGCACTTGTTAATAACTTAAAGGCCATATCTGCAGCAAGTGCAAAACCTGCGGCTAACTTGTCTTTGTTGAGTGCAACAAAGGCTTCGACCTTTGGCAGTATCTGTGTTGTAAGCATTGTGGCAAACTTCTCAAGAACAGGCAAAAGAGCATAGCCTAAAGTCTCCATCACTTCGCCAAATGCAATTTTAAGGCCAGCCAATTTACCTTCAAGGGTGCCTGCGCGAGTAGCAGCGGCACCGCCTGTGAGTTTTGAAACTTTGTCTGTTATCTTGCCAAAGTCTTTTGTTGCCAATGTTGCAGCACCGATACCAGGCACTAGCTTAGATAAAGCCTTGTTTTGTCCTTGACTTGACTTAATAATTGCATCAGATGCAGTTGCTAAATCAACACCTGCAAATGCGCTTACATCTAAGGCAATTTGTAACGCCTCTTGTGCAGCAACAGTTGAGCCAAACGCTGCGGTCAAGCGACCAAAGGCAGGTCTTAACTCATCATCTACTACTGAAAATTGCTTTTGAAGCGCCGTAATGTTTTTTTCTACGCTTGCAATCTGCGCATCTGATGCACCGACTGTGTTGCGCAAAGAGTTAGCAAGAAGGGCTTGAGATTTCTGATCTGCAATTGCAGCCTGAACTGCATCCTTGCCAATCTTTGCGGCAAAGGCAGCACTTGCAAGAGCAGCAACACCAAAGGCTTTTGCTGAACTTTTTGCAAACTTATCAATGTTTGCACCAAGTTTTTTAATGTCTTTTTGAGCAGCCTTTGAACCCTTATCGGAATACTGGGTGAGGATGCGGGCTACAACTGCGCCAACTGCCATTTATTTAGCTCGCTCTCCCTGTAGATGTTTCTGTAAATCCGCTTTTGCTTGTTCAAGCGCCCGCGCCACATTTGCCTGTATTCTGTCTTTGTCTTTATCTACAACACGCCATACTACACGCGAGGCTTTGCCAAATCTGTTGGCCAATGTTCGTAAAAATTGACTACCCGAACCGCCACCGAATCCTGGCTTAGTTTTTCTACCTGCAGTTTCAAAGATTGCACCCGCTGCAGATTTGTTGAGCAGTGCGCCTGCACTGGTTGTGTAATCGCCACGAACCTTGCCCTGCGCTTTTGTCTTTACAATTCCTGATTGAACAACTCCAGTATCCCAACCAGGCCAACCCTTGCCACCTCTAACAGTTTTGCGTGGTTTGGCTGCATCAGCCTTGCGCCAGCCACTCATAGGGGTATTGTCATCATTGTAACCAGCAACGCCTGCAATCAATGCTTTCGCATCTCGCTCTGCGCCAGCAAGTTCAGTGTTGATAACCTTGTTGAAGCGCTTAACTGCATCTTTGTCAAACTCTTTAAGTGCATCAATAGTTTCTTTGATACCTGAAAGAACAATTACTTCATCCGCCATTGGCTTTAGCTCGTTCCTTCATATAGATCGTGATTGCTTCAAGGATACCTTCAGGCGCATCGAGCAAATCACTGATGGGAATACCTGTCTCAACCGCAACGGCTGCAATCGTATAAGTTAGACTGTTGCGGTGGATTCGAAAGATTCATCAGCATCCAATTCAGCGCTGATGAGAGTATCTAAGAAGGCAGGGCCGAAAACAGGCACAACAACTCCCGCAACCTGAAGGGCTTTCCACGCAATCCAATAGATATGCTCCACTTTTTGTTGCTCCCCCAGCAACTTAGGCATACCTGCGCCAAAGTTTTGCTCAAATGCAACGATGATGCGAGGCGTTAACTTGTAAGAAGCCTCAACACCATCGGTTGTTTTTACTTTAACTGATAATCCATCCATCTTTTCCCCCTAGTTTATGCGATTGATTTTGTTATGTTACCTGAAATTGGCCACGAAACCTGAACAGTGGATAGGCTTCCCAATTCACCCGATACAGATTGCCATTCAGTAATAACTGCATTGAATGTATATTTTGGATTGCTTGCACTTACTGCAGCATTTACTGGCCTGATCTGCATTGCAACTGCAGTTCCAACTGTTGTGTTTGCCATTGAAGTACCATTGACAAGTTCTTCAAGGGCATTGTCGGCATAATCTTGATTGAACTGAAAAGTCACAGAATTATCAAACACCCCAGCTTGGCGCGTTCTTGATTGTGCGCCAATTTGAGTTGTGTCAATTGTATCCACGCTTGTTTTCAATTCTATCTGTGTTACAAACTCCGAAATATCGTTGCTTGCAAATAGCACATAGGCGTTATTGAGAACAAGGCGTGGCATTTATGCAACTGTTTTTGTGATTGCGCCTGAGATTGGCCAAGTTGAAGAAATCGTGGCTAGTTCGCCCACGCCACCTTGAATTGGTTGCCACTCTGAGCAAACTGCGGTAAATGCGTATGAAGGGTTGGTTGCACTGACTGCACCTGATGTTGGCTTGATTACAACAGGAACTGATGTGCCAACAAGTGATGCGCCAACTGCATTAATTGATATTTCAGGTCCTGATGCTGCAAAGTCCTGATTAAATTCTAGCGTTACAGAGTTATCTTTTAATCCTGGCAGGCGAGTTTTTGCTGCTGCGCTTCCCATTCCTGTTGTTTCAACAACATCTACACTTGTTGTTAGTGTAACGCTAGTCAAAAAGGCACTGAGATCAATTGCATTTACTGTAACTGATACATCTGTTAATACTAAGCGTGGCATTATTTTACTTCCTCTACTGGTTTGATTGCTGCGGTGTTTTTTAGATGTTCGCCTGCAACTAGGGCATCAATGTTGAGGCCTAGTTCAAGCAATTCTTTCTCGGTGATTGACTCACCTTTCTTCTTCGGCGCAAATACATCCGATGTGACTATGTAGCTCATTTTTCTCCTATCCGTAAACGGTGATTCGGTAGCGGTACGAAAGAAACTCAATATCGCCTGATGAGTAATTACCCGCTTCGGCAGATGTGACCCGCAAAGTGCTGCAAGCCCCATCAAGAGTTAGATCAGATTCAATTGCTGCCTTGATTGAGAAATCCCCGCTACCTGCAAGGTACTTATCAAGTTCGTTTTGGCCTGAACGCTCTGTGAAGCGCTGCACCAAAACAACAACATCTAGGTTTGCCTGGTCAAGTCCACGGGCATTGTTCAAGTCAAAGGTGAAATCCAACTGGCCAACAATGGCTGCTGGTGCCACTGGCACTGTTGGGATTAGTTCGTAAACGCGCATCCCTTTAATAGTCTCCAGGTTGGCTTTTAAGCCGTTTCTAACCTCACTGGGCAACATTACTTAGCCAACCCATTGTTCTTGCGTAGGGGGCGCAGTAGTGCCTCTACATCGGCATCTAGTTTGGCAGCCAATCGCACTGTTCCTAAGTCTGTATTGCCAGCAATTCCAAATGGTGACTGGTTACGCAGGAACAGGCGAGAGGCTTGAATCTTTGCTGCGGTCTTTACTTCATATGGCACCGCTGACCATCCAAAAACGCCCGTAACTCGCACTGATTGTGGCAGGTTGAATGGGAAAACATAAGAGCCAACGGCAAGCAAGCGCGACATTGGCCACCCGCGAGAAGGATTGTTGACTGGTTCAAACATTGCATCATCTGCAGCAAAGATTGTGCCGTATGTTTGATCGAAGTTGTCATCGGTTGCAATCTGATTGATGCTTACAAAGTCATCAATAGGCAGGATGTAGTAATCAGTCGGTGTGTAGTAGCGGATGACTGGTACGGCAGTGGTACCATCCTTGTAAAAGAAACGACCACAATAGTCATCTATTTGGCGTGAAGCGGTTGCAATAGCCATTTCAAGGGCTGCATTGTCAATTGAATCCTCAAGATTGAGTGCATCCTTGACTTCATTCAGGGTTACATACCCGTTAGTGATCGCCACGCTTGGTTCTCGTTTCTACTTTGGGAAGCATTGCGCGTTCCAGTTGTGGAACGGCGGTAGCGGTTTCCTTTGATTTTACCTTAATTCTTAAAATTCGTTTTATGCGTTCCATATATCGTGCTGCCTATCATCTAACCAGTAGCTCTTTGAGTGAGGCAGTATCGCGCCTGTGTGAACATAGATTGGAAAACCTAGCGAGCGAACACGGCGGCAAAATTGTAAATCTTCGCCAATCCATTCACCGTTGATAGGTCCATCCCAAAACCAGCACCAATCTTTGCCCTGGTGTGGGTCGGCATCTGCCTGAATTGCCTCAAGCACGCTGCGGTGGATGAGCAAACATCCAGTGCCTGCGGCATCTACTTGGAAAACTGAGTCTTTATCGTACTTGTTAAGTGGCAAGAAACCTTCAGGGGCATCTTGAAAAATCGTTGGCACTGGTTGTGGGTAGGGGAAACCTGTTTCAAAACTAGCAAATACCAACCCTGCTACAACTGGGCGCTCTTTATCGTGGGCAGTTTCAACCAGCTTATCAAATGCTTCAACAGATAATTGCTCATCTGAATCCATCATTAGTAACCAGTCAGATTTAGTTTCTAAGAATTGCTTAACCAAACGATTGCGTTGCTTTGAAAGCAAGCCTGAACCCTTAATGCGAACAAACGGGCCAAGCCGTGCTGATCGTGATTGAGCAACCTGAACCAAACTAAATGCAAACCCGCCATTGACTGTTCCTGGGTCGCAACTGCCGATTGAAACTTTGTGTGCTGACTTCATAGATTCCCCCGAATCATTTAAGAAGTAAGAGGCGGGTTAGTCGGGGGAGAAAAACCCGCCTCTTACAATTTGTTAACTTTCGATTAGAAAGTTGGAGCTACCAAACCAGTGCCTGAAATAATTGAGGCTGCTAGTGGGTAACGCTCTGCAGAGAAGGCACCAAATCCGTAAACAACAGACTTGATTGTGAGTGATGAAGCACCAGTTGCATCAAATGACAATGCGAATGGTGAACCTGGCTGCTCCCATAGGTGCATTTCAGGTGCTGCTACGCAGTAGATTTCATCCTGATTTGTTGCTGCGCCGTATGTTGTTCCAACATTTGCATCAGCGATGATAGGCAAGCCCATCATTGAGTAACCTGAGTTTGCATAAGCCACTACGCCTGCACCTGTTGCAGTTGCGTTTGTTGGGCCACCTGCAGTTGGAACTACGAGTGGACGGCCTGTTGTGTCCACTGCTGCAAGCAAGAAAGCTAAGCGGCGTGGGTGCATAATCCAGTGTGTTGGTGTCTCAAAGACATTTGACTGAATCTTTTGGATTGCATCAGCCAACTTTGGATATAGAAGTGCAACTGTTGGTGTTGTTGCAGTAAATGTTACTGCGTTTCCACCTGAGTTACGGATTCCCTTGAACTGGCCGTTTGAGCCTGTTCCGTTGAGAACCTGAGCATCAACAGTTGTGTGGAATGAACGAATTAGATCAGCAACAACGAATGTGTCAATGCCTGTTCCGCGCTCAATTGCTTGGCGTGATAGGTCCTGCTGGCCAGCGATTGTGCGTACTGGAATTGATAGCAGTGTGTCATCTGCATCTGTCTCTGATACTGCAGTGTTCTGTGTTTCTTGAACTGCAGTTGATGTACCTGTAGTCATGCGGCTAATTTCTAGCGACATTCCAGCGGGCGGTAGTGTGTGCTTTGCAGTTGCAAAATCTGCAGTTGGTCGGCCTGCGCGTGCAAATGGTGCAGCGAGTTCGACTAAATATTGTGGAACAACTAATCCAGCAAAGTTTGATGTATCAACATCACGGCGCTCGATTGATTCTTCGCGTGTGTGGCGTGCTAGGCGCTCTTGCGCTGCATAGTCACCACGAACCTGAGCATTGAAAACATCCTTTACGAATGAAACAGTTGCTTCAGGTGTGTATGTGCGTTCTTCGCGTGTGATTGATGTTCCACCAACGCGAGGTGTAATTACTGCTGCAACTGATGAGCGCATTTCTGCAACCTTTACATCTGCTGCTGCCTGTGTTGTGAACTTTTCGATCTTTGCATCTAGTGCGCGTGCCTCTGAAACGAGAGCATCAACCTTATCGGTTTCCTCTGTAGTTAAGTCGGTGCGTGATTCTGCGGCTACTGCCTCAAGAACTGCATCCATTTCTGCCTTAACTACATCACGGCGCTCAAGAGCTACATCAAGATATGACTTTGACATTATTCTCCAATGAGTGTTGTAATTGTTTGAGGTGGTGGCAATGCTCTCCACGGCCCGAAGGTGTGGGATTTGCTCCGACTTCGCTCTGCTACTTGTGTAGCAGAAATTTATTTTGTGCTATTGACTATTGCTTGAGCAAGGCGCAATGAAATTTTGCGGGCAGCCTCTGCGCTTGGCTCAGGTAGTGTGCCGATAGATGTAAGTGTTGATGCCTTATGACCAACAAGGGTATCTGTTGCAACATACCCATCACGCAGTTCGCGGTATAGGCGAATCAAAACGGCTGGGTCATCATCTTCAGCATTGATTGTAAAATCTGTCTCAGGAACCTGTAGTGTGCCTTCGCGTACAACACGAACGATACGACCACGGGCAGTTCCACCCGATGAATCCCAAGAAACATAATCCCCAACAACATCTACGGCGCGCTTGTTCATTTCTTCATCCTCATCTTTGTAAGTTGAATCTTCTGTTTGCATAAACTCGCTCATCATTTCTAGCGATCTCATTATGTATTCGTGACCCTCTGTTAAATCAGAAAAAATCATCTTGAGTGCGTTCATTGCTTCAGGGCTTATGTCGCGCCCTTCCTTCATTGCCTGTAATGCTGCTCGCATTTGTTCGCGCGCCTCAACGCTAGTTTGCGGGTAGGCGGGGTAAGTGACCACGGAAACATCTCCATCTGCTAGTGAAACCTCAGTAAGTGTTCGCTGAGAGCGATCATCATTGTATTTTTGACGAATGACACGAAACGCAAAACTCATTTGGTCAACATCTCCGCGCTCAACTAACTTGTAAAGGTCGCGACCTTCGCTTGTATCTGCAATTGTCGCATCCATATACAAACCGCGATCATCTTCGGTAAGTGTAAGAGTGCCATTTTTGGTTCTGGCGAGAGGTAATCCAGAATGGTTAATTAATAATCTAACATCAG